ATCAAATATCTCGTCAACATCCGGCGTGAAGGCTTTTTCCGCTATTACATTATGATGGCGCCAAATTCCGAATCCCTCCCGAGAGGATAACCTATACCAGATATGGAATGATTGTCCGGCGCGTTGGGCATATAAGGTTATTGAGTCACCATTCGAGTAATCCGCCGCATCACTAATGACATTCTCAGAATGATATTTGAATTCATAGTAAGACGTGTTTACCGAGACCTTAGGTGGGGTAAGAGTTATTACCCCTTCTTGATTAAGGATCGTCGGGTCGTCCTCTGGGGTTGGGGGCGCACTAACATTAAAAGTTATTTTTGTAGGTGTCCCATACTTCAATGTTGAAGATACCCCCGCCACGGACGCCACATAGCCAGTCTCAGCCTTAAGAAACCCGAAGGCTTGGCTAGCTGAATAAGTCTGGTAAGAATCCTGTATCGTGCGCCCATCAGGCTTATAGATTATTACTTGATAGGCGTAATTGTTATCGTCCCACGTCAATAAGTGCGGTGTTTCATCTGAATCAACATACTCGTAGCTAAGATTCGTAATCGCCGCCACAGGGGTACTAACCAGAAATGATAGAGGACTTTCTAATAAATTAGGGTAAGTTCCCCCTGCAAGGTCAATAACCCTAGCCGTTATATATAAATTACTAGGAAGTTCCCCGCCGGAGACCGCAATTTCAAAATCACTTTTGGTAACTTGAAGCGTAGATTTACCTATTTTGGTAAATAATAAAGGCCTATTCTCAGGGTCTAAATCATTGTGGATGTTGAACTGTATACCTTGAACGCTACTGGTTTCTAAGAGGTCTATCTGTTGAATATCCAGTTCCCCAAACTGATACATAACCTTGCTTTCTATCGTAAGGGTGTAGTTCTCGTATTTAATACTGATTTCAGGGGATACCCCTTGGTCTTTCATATCTGCAGACAGTACCATCGTGGTCACCCAGTCTAAGGTTGTCCATGCGCTCTGGGTATCTCCCTGCACACTGCGAACCTCAATACGGACGTCCCCAATTTTTACGTTCTGTATTTCAAAGTATTGGTTAACGGTTTTAGAAATATACTCGCGACCATTCGTAGATTCCTCTTTAATCTTAATCTCGAAGTAACCCCCAGGCGGTAAAGGTGCAACGATATCCCAAGCAACCCATAAATTTATTTGCTCTAATCCACGCAACTGTAAATGTTCTTCATCAACAATCCGTAAATTCGTTACTTTACGAACTTGAGGCTTTAATAGAAATGAGTGTTGGGGCGCTTCCGAAATTATCAGGTTATCCGCATCGACGTGTTTATTAAGATTCACCTCTTGGCAAACAAAATCATATACCCCTTTTATCGACGTATTTTCACTGCATTTTAATATCCGATAAGGTTTAGGAAGACCAATTATCTGACCTTCTTCCGACGCGGAAATAACCACGGGAGGATAGCGATTGAACTGTGATAAATCGGGTAAAAAGCCTTGTATTTTTAACCGGTAAATAGGTTGATCTAGGTTTGAGGAAGAAATTTGCGTGGTGTAACTATAGTCCTCGCTAGTCCCCATAACCGTAACGTTGTAAACCCCAGCCTCATCAAAATACACAGGGTCACGTAGTGTTATAGCTTTAGTCTCCAGCTTCACCGCTCGACCGGAATATGCGTATCCAGCAACAGGATCAACGATGTTGATAATATCCATGGGCTCAAACGCCATACCTTGTAAAGTACTACTAAAAGATATCGTTCGCGTTTCTGTGGTGACGGAGGAAAGATAAAAAGTCATACGACGCTTAACTTCCCAAATATCAGTAGCGCCTACGGCTTCAAATTCGTAAGGGTTAAGCCCGTATTTATTGATTGAGTCCTCGTCTCTTATCTCTGAGACATACTGCTCTTGATAATCCATCGACGCATCAATGTAACTTGAGGTTAGCGCGTTGTGTCTTTCAGATATCGCCGAGAAATTGTAATTGTAAGGACTCCCCCCTGAGGAAGACACACACATTTCGGGGGTGATTGTGGCCACAGGGGCTTCGGGTAAATCCGCAAGAAATTTTATTTCCCCTAAGTCTGTTTCTATCGGTCGAGCAAAAGCACTTCCCAACACATACCGTAGGATATCCCATCCGTTTTTTGGGCTGGTTAACACAATATTGAAGGTATAACGTGCGGCCTGTTGCTCACCCGTTATCGGGTTAGTTAAATTCTTTTCATCTGTGTGAAGGTCGTAACCGTCAGCGTACTTAGCCATACGATAAACCGAATAGCGATTTATCTTCACTCGAGGGTTGTAACGAACCATACCCCAGTCGAGATTAGTCACCAATTCATAAGCAATCCAAAAAGGGTTATCTGTCCAATGTTTCTTTGCTTTAAATTGGCCATTCCAAACCTCTGTTTCGTCATAGGTTTTAGTGATGGGATCGTAATTGCTCGGGATAGCGCACTCAAGCCCATAGTAATTAGCATTTACGGTGGGGATGGATGTAAGTTGCTGGCCTAAAACTCCCGCAACATGCAGCATCGAAAGCCCTGGGTGGTACTCAAGGTCTGGGTCGTCATACTCAACACCATTATCGGTGTAAGCGTCCCCTGTCTTCGTGAGTAATTCATAGGAGGCCCAGTTAACTTCGGCAATGTCTTCATCTGTTGAATCTTGAGATAATCGCTTAACACGTATTTCAAACTGGTCCTCAGGTTTTGTGCGAGGCATCACGATATTATGCACTTTTACAAAAGGGCTAATCGTGGTTTTACCTGTAAAAGAGACGTTTTTGATCGTCCATTCACTATCTAAAATATTTTTGTAAGCTATCTCGAGAGATAAAGTATTATTCTTCGACCCTTCATCCGTATATTTAACGAGTTGAGAAACGATAAAACGCAGCTCTATCTCATCAAAACCTTTCGTAGTTGGGACGGTAGTTCTTGTTACGGGGCTGGCATAGGCGAGATTGCTGGAAACTTGCTGCGTAATATTTTGCCCACCTAAGCAAAACCAAATAGGAGTCTGACCTTCCTCGGCATCCTCTTTAGCGCTAAGTGGAGTGCCATTTTCAAAACGAATCATCAGACTCGAGTTATCGAAATTAGACTCATTTATGCTATTAAAAACCGGTACATCATCGACAAATATATTTTGTAACTTTTCCTCAGGGGTATCCCCGACAATACCACCAATAGGCCCCTCGGAAATCCCTAGGACAAATTCAAAAGCGTCTGTAGAAAAGAGATTATCTTCTTGGTTAGAGGCGCTACTTCCGCCACCACCACCGGTTCCCTTAAATTGGTTATTAGCCACTTAAGTTCCTAATATCGTCGATAAATTAAATTATTTAAGGCTTAAGGGTTATTTGGATTATTAGGAGAACGAATTCCATCCTTATAAACCGTTTGCGCCCCTGTGTAATATGTTTGGCCAACTTGATTTGATTCACTGTTGTAATAAAGAGTTAGCCACGAATCACGCTTATTCTCACTAATATCATCCCATATTACATCCGTAAACTCTCGGATGGTAGCGGAATTTCCTCGAACGCTCTCAATATTGAATTGAAATAAATGTCCGCCAAAGCGGTGCTTCCCAAATATCATTGCCCTTGTAGTCCCTGAGGCTACGGTGTTGGGATAAGACGTGGCCGTGTTACTCGAGTCCTCGGTTTCACTACCCCCACCTACTTCCGGTAATAATTCTTGCGCAATACCCCCAGAAATAAACGCTAGCCCTACGCTTCCTATAAGAAGATTAAGATTTACCATCCCAGCAGAACCTAGCGCAGCGAACCCCGCTGAAACCGTGGGCATATAAACAGCCACGGCAATTAAAACGACGCCTACAATCACTTTAACCCATCCGTTACTTTCACCACTACCTTGAAAGCCCCGCAACGTATTGAGGGTTTGCTTTCGCTTCAAGGTTAATAGGCCATTAGCTACAGGTTCATCTAAGTCAATAATTGATTTTACCTCAGGGATTTCACACACGTAACGAACTTTAGACGTTCTAGGGTTAAAACCTTCTTGCATCTTTAAAGCCTCTAAAGCTTCACGATAGCTCGTAGCTTCGGTTTTTATCTCTTGAGGGATTTTCTTATTAAAACCTACTAATTTAATCGTCACCATGTGGGATAACCTCCCCTACAAATACGTCTTTACCCTCGACATAAAATTGAACGGTTTTATGTTGAGAGACTATCCAATGCTTCCATTCAGGTAGAGCTAAAAAAGTATAATAATCCGACAAGCTTAGATTTGAAAAAGTATCCGTGTGAGTGTGCCATGACGCCACAGTGTCGGCGTAATATTTTTCGAAGTCCTCATCTGAGACCTGAAATTCTTTTTCAGGGTTGTTAGCGATATTAGTAACCTCGACAATCTCCCCTGATTTTAAGATGAAACCACAACGCTCGAACTCAGAGCCCCAATATTGTTTCAGTTCCTTCATATCGTTTTACCCCTTAGCTTCGCTTTTAAGTGGGCAGGGAGTCCTTTATGAAGATTACGAAATACTTCGGCAGTTAGCATCGTTTCTATCTGATTATGACGGACTACTTTCACTACACGGTTACGCCAGCGGGGACTATAATCAACAACCTCACTTAAACGACCTTCCAAATGGTGTAGGATCTTTTGACGTCCCACATATATCGCCACATGATTTACAACCTCGCTTCCAGCGATACGCATCATAAGAACGTCACCATAACGAACACGATGTGCGGAGTTACCCGTATCCTCGAAACCTTCGGCTTCAAACTTATCGGTAAAGAAGTCGAGGCCTGGGACCCCTGCCCAATTGGCCGGACGTGCGTAGTTGCGCACCAATATTTGATACTTGTCTTTATAAAAGTCTTGCACCACGGTAAAGCAATCAACAATACCTTGCTCATAAGGGCGACCAAGATAAGGGGTTAAGTCATTCATCATACTATCACCGTACTAAACTCGGGTTGAGTATACCGGTTCGGGGGGATTTGATATTTGTTGGCATCCGATAACCGGCGCAATTGCAGAGTAAGTAGGTCCCCCGCGATATTACTCGGGTGAGATACGTAATATACGTGCTTAGAAACAAGGGAACTGGCCGACTCATGGGGCATAGCTTTATAACGAGTTACAATTGCATCTTCCAGCAAGCTTCGATTTATATAGTAACTATAAATGCCGCCTTCATTCGGTAACGTTAGACTTGGCCGATTTCGTTCGCTGCTTGAATTTTTAGAAACCCCTGAAAGCTGGAAAGGTGATTTAACCCATGTAACTCCATTCCAGTCGGTGGTTTTCTTATCCGTAAGTCGGATAACGACGGGAGCGCCATCAGGATCATCTATCTCTAATTGTAGGTAGGTAGTTAGTTCGTCGGGGGTCAAAGAATGTCGTTGAGACCGCACCTCGTTAGAGAGTTCTTTCATCGTCGATTTCCTTTAAATTTGCCTCAGTATACCGAAAACAATAAAGGATTGAATATTTTTCAAGCGCCAAAATAGAACACCCTAGCTAAAAGCTAGGGCGTTAATTTGGAAATCGACGATAATTAGGAGCCACGTGGGCTGCTAACCGACTTCAAGATTAGGTGTTTTTGATTCACTTGTCAATAAAAATATATCGAAAAATAAATTTTATACTAAAGACTAAAGTGGAATCTCTCTTAATGTGACAATAAAAGGGAGTGATACCCCATCACCTTCGGTATAGCCCTCAGGGACTTGTAACGGTGAATCAAAACGAACCACGACATTTCCAAACCTATGATGGTTGTATAAAAATTCACTCCAAAGTTCATGTCTTTGGTAAAAATCATCTAAGTGATCAATACTATATCTACGTTCCATCGGCGATAAAGTTTGAGGTGTTTCAAAAGATTTCATAGCTTCAAACGACAGCTTAAATAATCGAGATACTGGCGTTGAGGGCTTGGTTACATACTCCCAATCATTACCGAGCGTGATCCTAGAGGAACGTTCACGATACGAATAAGAAACCTTGTGATACGGAAAGTCAAAAACTTCTAAGCTCATTTGTTCTTACCTCTAGGAATTGATGCTATTAACGTGGCGATTTCCCCGTCTCTAGCAATGTCGTCGCCAATAATTACTTTAACGTCATTCGGGCCTAACTGGGGTTGTGCTTTCTCCGACATAACATACACATTTACCTCCCCCGATTCCGTGGAACTTATTTGGGAAATAGTTTCTTTCGCTTTAAGTGTGGACGCTTCTTTTTGTTTAATCGTGGATTTGTCCACCGAGTTAAGCGCCCGAACGTTTTCAATCCCTAGGGCATCCACCGAGGGTTTACGTAAAATAAACTCACCTCGGCTCACTTTCGCATAAGTGGAATCTCGGGTATCCATCCCCGCCGTAATCAAACCACCAACCTTATAAGAACCCGCAAGGATTGGCCCCCCTGTAAAGCGAAGCCCCGCCAAGTTACCTACCGCCCCCGTTGAAGCCATCCCTCCTACGTTCGCGGCACCACCACCCAAACCTATCATAGAAAATATTGAACTGATCAGTTGGTTCGCAACAGCTTGTGAAGCAATATTGGCCATCTGGGTTAAGATACTGGCGCCTAAACTACGAATAGCATTTTCACCACTTTGTGCCCCTGTAACTAAATCCGTGAAGGTATCACCAAATGCCTGTCCTAACCCTTTAGCGGCCTCGGTCGCCTCTAGGGTCATTTGCTTAAGCATATCGTAGCTTCGATAATGCTTATTTACATCATCAACAACGTACTGCCCCGCGTTACTCAAGCTAGACCCTAGAGACCCTTCGTTGGCTCCGGCATAGTTTTCATCTACACCGGTACCGTTTAATGGTCTATAAGAACGACCATATATCGCAGCCCCAACTTTATTGTATTTGTCCGTCTCATAAGGACTCATAGATATAGCTCGAGTGACGTCCTCCATTTTCATACGGAAGTCGCGTAGGCTTAAATCTGCATCTTTCGAGGCTTGGGACAAATCAATAAGATTTGAGTCTAGCGACAAGGTTTCAGACTCAATGCTCTCGACCGCCTTCGTGGCCTTTATCGAACTCCGGCCCCCTGTTAAATCAGGGTTGTCAATAATCGTTCTTTTAAGATACTCCGCAAAATCCGCAAGCGCCTCTTTGGCTGTTAGTACCCCTTGTTCTTCTAACTCAATTGCCGAGCGCTCGAGCTCCGTGGCTTGGGTCTTAAGTTCGTTCGCAATCCCTGAGGCCCTTTCCCGCGTCTCGTCGGTATACCCGTCATTTTCAGCAATAGCAACATACTCATTTGACTCACGCAGCTTATCCTCCGAGAGCCTACGAAGTTCCTCCGCCGAAAGGCGCACCTCTTTTAACTGGTTAGAAATACTGGTGCGTTGTTCATTAACCACATCAGACAACAACCGAGACAATTCATCATCATCCCCTAAAAGCCTAAACTGGCGAGGGTCGATGTTCTCTTTTGCTAAGAGTGATTGTTCAAAGCTCTCCCTAATTAGGGTCTTTTCTTGAAGGGCATCAAACTGCTCATTAGCGAATTTGATACGGGCCTTTAATTCTCTATCACGCTGGGCTACCGAAACCGGAGAATTGCCATCGATGGCTGCAAATAAAGTGTCTTGCTCATTCGCAACCGTTTCGCGTTCTGTGTTCAGTGTTTTAAGCTTGTTCTTTATTTCGTCGGACGTATCTCGGTCGGTAACTTGACGCAGCCGTTCTTTCAAAACCTCAATTTCTTTATCCAATTCAGCTAACCGAGCGGGGTACGTTAGGTTAGCATCCGGTCTCGCCGAAAGTGCCGCAGATTGTAAGTACTTTTCTAACCGGCCCCGAGCATTCCCTTGAGCCTGAAAGTATCCTTGCTCTTGAAGAACCAGACGAGGATTAGCCACACCCCGTTCGGTTAACTCGGAAATCGTCTCAGCTTCATGCTCTACAAGCTGGGTAAGACGGTCTCTTACGATATCTCGTACCTTTTTGAACGTGTCTAAATAATCACTCGTCTCGTGGTTTTCATCTTCCTTAAATAACCCTTCGATATCCTGAGAAATATCAGCAATCCCATTGAGCCCGTCACGACGCCTCGTTAATATAAACTCCGACAGTTCGCGGTCGCCTTCTATCTTCTCAGGATCTAAGCTATCCCACTCTTTTTGATTCGTTTCTATATCCAAAAGAACATTGGCCCGAGATAGCATGGCCGCTGCAAGGTCCTCGATATATTTCTCGGCGTTTTCTCGCGCCTTACCCTCAAGCTTAAACTGCCCCATAAGGGCATCTAACTGCTCCGGCGATTGGTTTAGGATACGGGTGAGCTCACCTTCAAGTTCCCGCGTTTTACTTCTCGCCTTTTTTACTTGCGACAGCGCCCCTTCCTTTGTCAAATCAACATTCTTTATTTCATCATTAATTTCCTGCAAATCCTCAAAGAACGTAGGCAGTACCGAAGCAATTATTTTATTGTAAAAATTAGAAACCCCCGCATTTTGTCCTCGGCGTCTTGACGTTGCAGCATTACGCTGGGAGTTCTGGCCATTGGCCAAAGGGTTTGTTTGTCCAGTAAGTAATCGCTCGGCATCAGAATCAAACCACCCTGTTGAAAAAATCTCAGAACGCTTAGCTTCACTGTTTTCTAGGTAAAAGCGACGGTTATTTTTCTGCAGATAATTAACACCGTTGCGCGTAGACGTTTCGAACTCAAGCATTTTCGCAATGAGTTTATCGTAGCTATCCACCGAGGAATCGATATAGAGACCTTGCTGGCGGAATTCATCATTTAACCGACGAATCTCACGCTGCAGAGCATCATTATCCGCGAGGTTATGTTGCTTAAGTATAAGTGTGTCAATCGTCCCACCAACTTTCTTAAGTTGGTCTTGGTAGGCTTTTGTTTCAGCTTGGCCTTGATTAAGCCTCGCCTGAGTATTATCAACACGATCATTTGCTCGTTGACGACCATCTAAGTATTGGTACCCATACACGGCACCAGTACCTAACAGGGTAGCAGTACCCACCCCAGGTATAGCACGGGCTGCTAAACCTACAGCACGGCCTACACCACGGCCTTTCGCGACATTGATAAGACGAGAGAAAATATTACCTTTAGATTTTCCCTTTTTGCCGCCCCCTGTGAGCATTTCCACCCCACCCAACAAACCCGCACCAAGACTCAGTACGCTACGTGAAGCCAGTAAGCTACCGAAGATTGACGCAGGAACCGCCAGCACACTTAGCGCGGGGCCTAAATCACGTACCACGGATAAAAAGTCCGCCGTGGTTTCAGTTAAACCGGTTATAACATCTAAGAGGGGTTCAAGAGACTCATAAACAATCGACTTACTGATAGAGCTTAATCGCGCTAACTGGTTAGACAACGCACCCATCTGGGTTTCGTTCGCTCGCGCCGAAGAACCACCAATACGCATTTGTTCGCTTAATTCCTCCGCAACTTCAATGTTGTTGGCAAAGGCCCCGTAGGCTGATGCTGCCCGAACTTCCATACTCTCCATGGCGTCACGAACGGTAAACCCTCGCTCTGCGAGAGTTCGCATCACAGGGATTAAACCATGGGCAGTGATATCAAGATCAGACATTGAAATACCTAAGGCCTGAACCGTTCGTATAAATGTGTCTGAGGGCTTCTGTAACGAAATAATTATTTGACGTAAACCTGTGCCCAACGTTGAACCCGCTCTAATCCCTGAGTTGGCCATTGCACCTAACGCCGAGACTGTTTCTTCAAAGGTCACATTCGACTGAGCCGCAAGGTTACCCGAGTACTGCAAACCTAAAGTCAGTTTGTCGAGGTTTAGTTTCGAGTTGTTTACCGCGGTCGTCATTTTGTCCACGATATTAAGCATCTGAGAACTATCTTTATTAAATACCCCCAGCGTGGACGTGGCGAGGTCTACGGCGCTTTTTAAATCTGAACCTACGGCGGTAGCAAAGAGTGTAACGCCCTCTATCGCATTTTGAATATCCTTTTGACCTAAACCGGCCTGACCCAGTGTAATCGCCGCATCCGCAACCTCGGTAGCCGTAAACTTCGTTTTCTCCGACACATCAATAAGATTTGTCGAAAGTTCTTCCATTTCCACATTGGTAAGGTTAACTATCGACTGGAGCTGCTTAAACTGCCGGTCAAGCTCGGTGGAGAATATCGCCGAGGTCGTAATCCCTCCGATACCCGCACCCATAACCGCATAGTTACGTAGAAGTTGCCCTTGGTTTCGAAATAACTGAGCACCCCCATCGAGACGTTGGTTTGTTCTCGCTTGCTGTATCTGTTCAATTCTTCGGTTTACGCGTTGCTGCTCAGTGACAGGGGCCTTAGCTTTAGCTCCCTTAATTTTCTCCCGTTCTAGCTGTTCGGCTTCACGGCTTTGTCTGGTAAGGGCCTTAAGTTGTTCTTTAGCTTCGTTGGTACTTTTCTTAAGTTCTTTTAAGGCTTTGCTACTATCCCTTACTAATGCTGTGTTACCTGTGTCCAACCCTTGCTTTAAAGCTTTATCTGCCGCACCTTTTAAGACTTTATTTTTATCCAGCTCAACTTGGATTTGATCTCGAGTGAGAGAGCGTAAACTACCCCCTCTCAACGGGTCTGTCTTAGGGACAGTGGGATCAAGACGTAGCGCCTCCCTACGGTAGTCCGCAAGAGTTTTACGCTCCGCCTCGTTACGTGCCTTGTTTGATTGTTTAGCGGCCTCTCTGGTCGTATCTTCAAATTTCTTTAACTGCTTTTCAGCCGCAGCAATACCGGCATCTAAACGTAGTAAGTTCTTTTTGAATTTAGGGATAGCGTCCGTATCACCCAACCGTTGCGCGTCTTTTAAAGCATCACTCGCCCCTTTTCTAAAAATACGCTGACTGGCCAAAGCATTCGCTAAATCTCGCTGGTTGTAATCACGAACCGCATTAGGGTCAATCTGGCGGCGACGCTTAATCGCGGGATTGCTATCAAATTGTTTCTTGTAATAGGTATCCAGAGACGCCGCTTTTTGCTGAGCTTTTTTCTCGGCATCTGCCGCTTTACGACTCTCAATAGTTAGCTGGGAAAGCTGTTCTTTAGCTTCTTTGGTACTATGCTTAAGTTCTTTTAAGGCTTTGCTACTATCCCGTATTAAAGAGGTGTCACCTGCCGTCAACCCTTGTTTTAAAGCCGAGTCCGCAGCGCGTTTTAAAACCTTATTCTTATCTATCTCAACTTGGATTTGGTCCCGAGTTAGCGACCGTAAGGCGTCTTTTCGTAATGGATCTGTCTTAGGAACCGTGGGGTCAAGGCGTAGCGCCTCCCTACGGTAGTCAGCAAGCGTTTTACGCTCCGCCTCTTTACGTACCTTGGTTGATTGTTTAGCGGCCTCGCTGGCGGTAGTTTCAAATTTCTTTAACTGCTTTTCAGCCGCAGTAAGACCCGCGTCCAAACTCTGTAATTTCTTTTTGAATCTCGCGATGGCCTCGGTGTCACCCAACCGTTGCGCATCTTTTAAAGCCTCACTCGCCCCTTTTCTAAAAATACGCTGACTGGCCAAAGCATTCGCTAAATCTCGCTGGTTGTAATCACGAACCGCATTAGGGTCAATCTGGCGGCGACGCTTAATCG